ATCGCGAAGAGATCCGCGTGGCTCTTGATCAGATCGCGCAGCTTCGGATCGAGTCGTGCGAGGCCCTGAGCCCGCCCGGCCTCGGCTTCGATGATCCGGTCGATGACGTCGCCGAGGCTCACGCCCGTCGCGCGCGCGGTGTCTTCGGCGATCGAGACCTCGGTCTGCGCGTCGCGCACGCTCGCGCCGGCAACCACCAGTTTGTTGAGCGATGAGAGCACTTCGTTGGAATCGAATCCGGTCGCGCGTTCCTGGACCTCGAGATACTGCGCGACGGATTCCTTGGTCTTATCCCAGTCGCCGCCGGAGAGCCGCACCGCGGTGCCCAGCGACGTCATGCTGGTCTGGAACTGCGCGGCGCTCGCGACGCCGTCTTTGAAAAAGTCGAAGGCGGCAGAGAGCGCCGCCAGCGCCGCGCCGATGATGATGAGCCCCGGCGCCGCGTGCTCGATCGTCTCGAGTACTTCGCCCAGGGCCGTCAGCTTCACCGCTGCGGCGTCTGCGCTTAGCCCGGCAACCTCGAAGCCGCGCGACATCTTGAGCGACGCGTTGCTGACGTCTTGCAGCCCGGCCGCGAGGCCGACGGCGGCCTCCTTGTGGCGCGTCATCGCGCCCGTCGCGCTATCCGCCGCCCCCGCCGATCGCACGAACGCCTGCTCCAGCGCAGAGAGCCGCGCCTCGACGTCCGACGCCGCGCCGGCGGCTCCCGACGCATCGCCGGTGATAACGAGATTGAGAGTCGGATCGCCGCTATTGCTCATCCGCCACCGCCGAAGGAGTCGTAGAGCGCTTTTTTGATCGCGTACTCATCGATGCGCATGCGTCGCGTCTCGGCCCGCTGCTTCCAGTGCAGCTGAAGACGAATCTGATCGATCGTCATGGCCTCCTCGATCGCGCTGGGACGGACACCGAGTGCGATCCCGACGTCGTTCAGCATCTCGAAATACGTGAGGCCGAACTCGTCATCTTCGGGTCCGTCATCTATTTTGGGCTCGTGAACGCCTCGAGGATGTTGTTCATGGCCGTCAGCCGATCGAACAGCGGCCCGATCTCGCGATAGGTGGCCGTCGCGAGGAACCGCGCTGCGTCCGCCTCGATACGCTGTACGATCTCCGGTGTGATGACGAAGTCGGCCGGGAACGTGGCGCGCGCGACGTAGCCGAAGAAACGCCGCGAGAGATCGTAGCTCTCCGCAAGCGCCGCCTGAAGGCGCAAAATAAACGCCCCGTGCCCGACCGACGCCTCCGCGATGATCAGGCCGCACAGACCCGCGAGTTGGCGCTGCTGGAGCGCCGGCAGCACGTGCAGCGTGATCTGCTCCCCGCCGATCGTGAGCACCGCCGGCGGCGGGTTGAGGATCTGCTCCTGGGTTTTCGGGTCGTTGAGATCGCGCGGCGGCGGCTTCGCGCCCTCGACCGGTGCGCTCGGCGCGCGCCGGCCCGCGGCTGCGGCAGCAGCAGCGCCGCCCGCGACCGCAGCCAGCCGTTTTCTGGATGCCATTCAGTCAGCCTCGTTTAGAGCGACGCGGCGTTCGATGCGTTGGTGAGGACCATCTTGAGATCGTCGTTCGCGCCGCGCGTGGACATGTAGACTTTGAACTTGATGGTCTGCTTGAGGTAGTCTTTCGCCTTGGCCGGCACCGGCGCGCTGATCGGCTTGCACTTGCCGAAGTTGAGCGCGAGCTTGTACTGCGTGCCCGCGTTGACCGCATCGGGCGACTGGACCAAGATCGTGAGCGGGAACGACGGCACCGTCGCCTGCGGCCCCGTGACGCTCTGGCCGCCCCAGAAGTTCCGCTCCTGGGTCGTGGTCTCGTAGGCCATATCCAGCGAGAGCGTGACGACGGTCTTATTCTCGGGGAAGACCGACGGGAAGCGGCCGTTGCCGAACTTTGGATAGTCGGTAACGACGCCGGTGTTGACCTGAACTTGCCAGCCCATGCACGTGGCGTCCGCGACCACGCCGTTGATGGTCAGCGCGTTGCCGGGCTGCTCGAAGATCGGCGGGTTAATCACCGAGTACGTGGGCGACGTCGGCGATCCGATGACCGCCTCGTTCGCATACGGCCCCGAGAGCTTACACTGCAGAATCTGCTTCGGCGTCATGTTGAGCTGCAGCTGCGAGACCTTGGCGCCGACCAGATTCAGCGACTCGAGGATCCGGTTGATCTGCCACGTCGCCGAGAGGCGCGGTGAAGCGAGCGAGAACGTGTGGTCGTAGGCAAGGGTACACGGGGTGACCGCGGCGGCGTTCGCGTGATTGTACTTCGCCGGCGTCGTGACCGTGACGACGTTGCCCACCGGAGCGCCGGTCTGGATGAAGTCTTCCTGGGTCGGCAAGCCGGCGTCGATGCGGAAGCCGTTGCCGGTGGCGTAACCGGTGACGCTGGTCAGCGTGAAGGTCGTCGCACCGACCACCGTCGCGCCGTTGAGCGTGGTCGAACCGCCGGGGACGGTCGGATTGTTGGCGTTCGCGCCGAAGGCTTCCGCGCCCATCGTGAGCAGTGCGATTGAGCCGAAGTTGTCGGGGTCTGGTTCCAGGCTCAGGTCGTACTTGGCCAGGAACATCCCGGTCGGCTCGTCGTTCTGGCCGACGGCCTTGGTTGCGCCGGGGCGCTCGAGCGTCTCGTTGGAACCGGCGAAGTTGACCGAGTCGGCGATGTGCGTTGCGGTCGGCGTGACGGCCGTGCCGAAAACCGATTCCTTGCCGCACATGATCGAGGTGAGCTCGCCCGAGGGGGCGCTCGCGAAGAGCTGCAGGTCGAAGAAGAAGCGCTTCATCGGGATCACTCCTCCGCGCTCGCGTGCGCGTCGTCAGCGACGGCAAATTCCGGCACCGGATCGGCGGCGGGCGCGACTGGAACCGCCGCTGCCGGGGCGGCTGCCCGGCGTTGCTCGACCTGGGCCAGCATGCCGGCCGGCATGCCGCGGTCGACGTGGTAGGCGATGTGCTCGGGATGCTGCGCGAGGAAGCACGGGACGCAGAGCGCGTCGCCCTCGTGGTCCCGGTAGCTTACCGTGCGGTGATCGAGGATGAAGAAGTCGCCCTCGGCCCGCTCTCCGCACGCCGTGCACGTGAAGAGCGGGTTCTTCCCGGTCTCCTCGTCGACGAAGTCGAAGCCGGCGTTGAGCACCGCGTCGATCGCGTTGCGGCGGTTGCCCAGGCCGTAGGCGTCGAGCACGTCGATGTCGTGGTCGGGAACGTCCTTGACCTCGCCCATCCGCCAGTGGTTGAAGCGGGGGTCGGTGATATCGCGAATGATCGCGACCTCGCGCCCGCCGACGAACTTGATCCTCATACGCCAGTCCTCGCTCTCGTCTGGCCTACGGTTCTCGGCCCGGCGAAACGGCGAATCGAAGATCGCGGACCCTGGCCCAGAACTGGACGGGGGTCAGGCGCGGACTTGGTCGACGACCTCCAGCGTGAAATCGGCGTACGCGATCGACTCGGACTTCTCGGTCGGGCCGCTGCGCACGATGTCGTAGACGATCTCGGTCAGGATCGAGGTGATGCAGATCCCGCCCATGATCTCCAGCGTGTTCAGGATCGGCTCGAGCCCGTGGCCGAGGCCGTCGTTGACGAACGGCGCCAGGAGCGCCTCAGCCGCGCTCGCCGTGTCGGGCGTGGTGGGATTGAACGGGACGTTGCAGCAGACCGTGATCGAGAAACGCGCGGTGGACTGGCGCTGGCGCTGGCCGAAGCGCGCGATCCGCGAACCCATGTACTGCACGCCGATCGCCGGCATCAGCTGCGTCATCGGCGTGCGCGTGCGGACCACGTTCTTGATGCCGTTCATCGGCGCCCCGGCGGCGATCGCGGCTTGAATCGTCGAGATGATGTAGTTCCACTGCGCCGGCCAGCGGCCGAACGCGTTAGGCGAGCCCATCGGTCCCTCCTGACAGCTCGGAATCATCCAGCATCAGCCACCGAACGAAGATCTCCCGAATCTTCTCCACCAGCGGCTGGTCGAAGGTCAGGAAGATGCGTGACGGCTGCCCGCGCATCAGCACCCAGCGCGCGTAGGCGGTCCCCTGCGCGCCCACCCAGCGCAGCGCGCGCCCGGAGGCCCGGATCGTCCAGTCCGAATGGCCGGCGTACTCGCCGGTGCCTTCCTGGAACCAGCGCGCGTACTCCAAATTGGTACCAATCGAGATTTGCGTCGGCGAGGGGTCGGAGGCCGTGATCGACTGGTAGAGCCGGCCGTTATCCATCCCCGGCTGCGAGGAACCCTTCGATGCGATCGTGTTGGCGGTGTTCGGCGCCCAGTTGTTCTGGCGAAAGCGCCGCTTCGAGGCCGAGACCGTGACGGCGCCGGCGCGCTCGAGCGGTACCGACAGATCGGCCGCGCGCTCGGCGCGCTGCTGGTAACGCGCGCGCAACTCCGCGATGCCCTGCAGCTCCATCTTGAAGGCCATCAGGTGTTGCCCGGGACGGCCGAACCGGCGCGCTTGACGTAGATAAGAAGGCGCGATGGCATCGGCTTGACGTCGACCACGATCCAGTTCTGCTGCGTCTCGATCCGGGTGAGGACGTCGTCGAACTGGATGTTGACGCCGGTGGTGAAGAACCAGACCTCATCGGCGTCCACGACCGGGCCGCCCATGCCTACCGAGACGTCGCCGCGCATCGGCGCGCGCGTCATCGAGTAGGGGCCGTAGGTGATCGTCGAGACGCCCTGCGCGCTCGCCGGCGCGACGACATTGCGGTAGCAGTAGACGGTGCCGTGCAGGGTCGCCGGTATGCCGTCAGTGCTCAGCGGGATCCCCATCGTCGCCTCCCTCGTCCGTCGCGACGGTCGTGCACCGGCAATCCGGATGCACCGGGTCGCCAACCGCCGTTCCGTCGGAGAATTCGCCGCCGATCGGCGCGATCTCGCCGTCCAGATCCTCACATTCCGGACACGTGCGCTCATCGTCGCTGGCCAGGAACATCACCCGCTCGAATCCGCCCTTGCGGTAGAGGTCGATCGCGCCGGCGTTGTTGGCGCGCGCGATCTCGGTGCGCGCGACCATGTCGGCCCAGGTGTCCGCGGCGTAGGTGCGCTTCGTAAGCCCGGCATCGGTCTTGGTGATGATGTGGACGTAATCGAACATGTCCGCGACTTGGTCGGCGAGGTCGCGGGTGGGCGTTCCGGCCTCGATCCCGGCGCGCAGGATGCTCTTGAGCGCGTCTTTTTGCCGCTCGGCGACCCGGGCCGCGAACTTCATCGTGTACTGGTCCATCGCACGCAGCGCGCGGTCCATCGGCACCTCGAAGTCGGCTCCCGAAATCGTGAACTCGATCTCCTCAGCCGCCGCCCCGGCACCCAGCCCGTACTGCTCGCGCATCGCCTTGAGCAGAGCGGCGGCCAACTTCTCGCCGTTGATGTAACCGGCCGCCTCGAGCAGTTGGGCCAGCTCGTGGAGGATGCCGGCCGAGGCATCGTCGTCCGCGGCGGACGCCTCGCGATACGCTCCGAGGCCCGATGCTTTCAGGAACGTGTCGCGCATGTCGTGGAGCGCCTCGATTAGGTGCGGCCGCAGCTCGCGCGCGCCGAGCGTCTTCGCGCGCATCCGGCGCCGCTCGAAGCGCGCCATCTTGGGCGTACGCACGCCCTTAACGGGCGCGCTCACGGCTTGGGCTGGTGGCACACGCACCGGCAGGCGCTGCCGCAGTCCCGCGTCGCGCAGAGAGGGCAGCAGCTCATCGCTGGACGTCGTAGCGTGCGAAACTGTTGGTGCCGGTCGCGAACGCCGGAATGTCGCGGCCCGCGCGCGGATCGCCGGTCAGGTCCTTGCGCAGCTCGCCTTTGAGTTTGATCAGCGCGTTCATCACCGCCGCCGGATCGCGCTTGTAGTCGCCCTCGGTCAGCGCCACCCACTTGTCGATGTCGCCGAGGATGACGTCGATTAGGTCGAACTGAGCCTGCTTGAGGATGCTGCGGAAGTCGGTCTGGAGCGCGGCCGCGTTGGTGAGATACGTGTTCAGCGCGGCGTCGGAGAAGTACGTCGCTTGGTACTGCGTCGCGACGAAGCCGCCCGCCGTCGGCGGCGCGCTGAACGTGATCTGGCTGCCCGAGAGCGCGTACGAGGTCGACGCGGCCGCCACGTACACTGGCGGCCCCGGCGGCGTCGCCGGCGGCGTCCCGATCAGGACCACCAGCGACGCCGGCACGAAGTTCGGGAAGCGGGTGAAGAAGACGGTGCGCACGCCGTCGGCGATCCCGACGGTATCCGGAGCATCGGAGTTGCTCGGGAACTGCCGGGGGACGTCCGAAATCTGGATGCGGAGATCCGAGACCTGCGGCGTGCTCATCGTCTAGACCGCCGCCGCGATCTCGGGCAGCCCGTTGGCGACGCGCGGAACGTTCGCTTGACGCCGCGCGGCGACCACGTCCTTGGGCTCGAGTACGATGCACTCGCCGGCCAGCGCCCGCATCAGCGTTTCGTCGGTCGGCTTGTTCTCATCGCGCACCACGGCGAAGTACCCCCAGCGTTCGGCGTGCGCGACCTGCTCGTTGCGCGCGGCGATGATCGCGGCTTTCTGGCGCACCTCGTTCTCGACGCCCTTCATGCGCGTCGGGTAGACGTCGACCAGCACGCGCTGCTCGAAGTACATCCGCGAGAACGTGTGACGCGGCCCCTCGGCGTACTCACGGCACCAGGCGAAGCGGTTCTCGGTGCCGGCGCGGAACGTCTCGGCGCCCAGGCGCTGCGAGAGTTCATCGAGTTTCTCAGCCGGACGCAGCGGCGGCCCGTCGTCGTTCCGACTGGGCTTCGCCTTCGGCTCGACGTACTTGCCGGCCGCGGCATGACCGCCGGGCGGCACGGCCGCACTCTCGACGGCTGCGGCGGTTGCCGTTCCTGCGCCCGCGATCGCCGCGGCCACCGCCGCGCTGTTCGTCACCGCTGCGGCCGGCTGCGGCTTCGGCGGCGTCGCGTCGATGATGGGCGTCACGCCGCCCGCGGCTTTGATGTCCTGGTAGGCGCGGCAGCCGCGTTGGTGCGGCTTGATGCCGCGCGCTTTGACCGTCGCGCCGCACGCCTCACAGGTGACGTCTTGGCTCTCGTTCATCCGATTTCGCTCCTGCACTTTCGTGTACTTTCGTGTACCGTATCAGCGCGGACGCGAAGGCCCACGCATCGCTACGTGGGCCATTCGACGTCTATGCCGTGCGCCTTGCGACTGACGCCTGTGCGATCAGTTGCCCCAGAAGGCGAATCGTCCGTCAACCGGGTTGGTGCCGAACCGGCGCTCGGTGAGCAACCGGACTTCGTTGCGATCGAACGACTTGCCGGCGTTCGCGACTTCCTGGATCACCTGCAGCGCGGTGCGGTTCTGGAAGATCATCGCCTTCGAGTTTTTCTCGATCAGCGCCCACGGCGCCGCACCGCCGGCCAGACCCGCGCGCACACCCGCCAGGGTCGAGATGAACGGCGTGGCGAGAATCTGGAACATCCCCTTCAGGATGTTCTCGGTCATGAAGTACCCGACGGTGCCGGTCGCGCCCGGAACGCTCGGCGAGTACATCGACTGCAGCAACTTGCGCGTGAGGATCTCGTCGACTTTGGCGATGATCAGCGCGTCCCACTCGACCACGATCAGGTTGCCGAGCGGATCGGTGACGTAGGCGGCCGCCGTCCAGCCGTCTTCGAGCCGCTGCTGGTTGATCTGACCGAGGGTGGTGGTCACGAGCCCCTGGCCGACCGCGGTGCCCGCGATGTTCGTCGCCGGAACCTGGCCGCCGGCGTTACCGGTGTTGGCCGTGGTGCCGAAGGCGAAGAAGTTCTGCATCACCGCCTTCTCCTCGGCATGCGCCATGCGCTTACCGAAGACCGATGATTCGAGTTTGAGCTGACCGGTCTGGTCGTCTTGGAAGAGCGTCTTGGAGATCGCGAGCACCTTGGCGTAGCGCTCGTTGCGGATCCGCAGCGTGAACCCGGCCATGCGGGATTCACCCGCTTCTTCGCCGTCCTCGACCACGTCGGGAATGTCCGAGCCGTAGGTCGGCGCGTAGTTCTCTTCGCTCGTGCCCGAGTTGACGATGCGCGCGGCCTGCTTGTAGACCGTCGGCGCGAGATTGTACCCGCCGACCAGTTCCTTCACCACACCGTAGCGCGTGAGGGCCGCGAACTGCATCTCCGTGACCGCTTCTCGCATCGTCGATCGGCGGATCGATTCGCGCACGGTCCCGAGCGAGAAGCCCGGCTCGTCGGAGTGGTTCCAGACCTCGTCGGGATCGTAGCCCCATTCCGACATGAAGCCTTCGCGCATGTCTTTCAGCCAGGCGTTCGCGACCTTGGTTTGGATCGCGCTGGTGCCGCCCGAGCTGAACGCGGACGACAGCGCCCGCTCGAACATCCGCTGGAGCTCGTTGAGTTTCTCGGCGTTGACCGTGTCCGCGGTGAACATGTTGGTCTGACCCCCTCTAGCCGAAGATGGCCGGGTTGATGGCGATGATGACGTCCTGGCCGGCGGCGCCCGTCACGGCGACGCCGAGCTGCACGCCCACCGGGCGTTGGTCCGAGGCGACGGTGCCGATCGAGCGGCCCAGCGCCGTCGCCTGCACCGTTTGTCCGTCCGCGCCCAGGTAGACGGCCTGACCGATGACGAGCGTGTCGCCGTTGGTCGTGTGGAAGCGCCACTCGCCGTCACGGCGGTACTGGATCTTCTGCGGCGTGCCGGCCGGGAACGGCCCCGAGACGCCCTGCGTGAAGACGATCGGGTACGTGTCGACCGCGACGCCGGCGAACGTCGCGGCGTTCGAGTTGGCCTTCGCGTTCGCGACCGGGTAGCCGGCGCCGGAGTGCGCGTTCTGGAAGTTGGCCGTGACGCTCGTGCCGGTGATGGCCGTAACCGTGACCGTTTCCTGGACGCCCGAGCCGAGCGTGTCGATCAAGAGCGCCGAGCCGACCTTGATGTTGGTCGCCGACGCCACAATGATCGTCTGCGAGCCGACGTTGGTGTTGCCCAGCGTGTTGACCGGCAGCGTATCGACCTGGTAGGGCTGGGCGTGGGCGTCGATCGTGGTGATCGTGATCTGCGTGCCGGTGACGGCCGTGATCTGGCAGATTTCCGCCTGACCCGCGCCGTCGACGAGCACCCAGGAGTTGACGGTCAGCGAGTGCGCGCCGATCGTGATCTGCGTCGAGCCGGCGATCGCGCTCGTGGTCGACTGGAACGAGAGCAGCCGGTCCTTGATCGCGAAGCCCGAGGCGTGCGTCTTGGTGTACGTCGCGGTGAACGTCGTGCCGGTGACCGAGGTGACCGTGACGGTTTCCGCCTGCGTGCCCGTATCGACGACCAGCTGGTGGCCGACCAGGATGTTGTTCATCGTCACCGGCGTGACGGCGGTGCCGGCGGCGTTGACCGCGGTGACCGCCGTGAGCGAGGTGGTCGACACCGTCGGGTCCGCCGAGCTGAGCGAGGCCAGCGCGTTGTTGCCGGTGATGTAGACCAAGTCGCCGGCGTAGATCACGCCCGCGCCGGAGCTAAAGGTCGGGTTGCTGGTCGACGCCGTGCCCTGCGGGTTCGTCACGGTGAGGTCGACGGTCGCGACGCGAGCGGCAGAGACGGCGTTACGCACGTAATTCTGCACGGTGCCCGTCGCGAAGAGCTGGAGATCGATGTGGGTCAGACGCATTTTCTCGAGCCTCTCCTAACCGCCGCGCTTCCAGGCGGGCGGCGACACGCGAGCACCGGTCGACTCACGGGCGACCGAACCGAACCCGTCGTCGCGAACCCCGAAGGCGGCGTACGCCTCGCGAATCGCGATCCGCGCATCCCGGGCGGAGCGCTCCTTCAAGCCGATCCGGTGCAGGTAGGGCCGGGCGTTCTCGGCGACCTTGAGCTTGTCGAGCTGCGCCTCGATCGCGCGCTTGAGCAGATCGCTGTGCAGCGCGCGGTTGGCCTCGTTGAGGTTGCGCTTGGCTTCCTGCAACTGACGCGTGACCGAGTTGAGCTCGCGCTTCGCGGCGGCTTCTTTCTTGCGCGCGGCCTTGAGCGCGGCCGCGCCGCCCCTTTTGCCGCCGAACGGCTTGCCGGGCTCTTCGTCGTCGTCCTCGTCGCCGTCCGCGCCGTCTTCCTCGGCGTCCAGATCATCGTCGTCGAGATGGCTGCCGTGCGCGCCGTGCGGATGATCGAGGTCGTCCTCGTCATCGTCGGGGCCGTGATCGTCCGCCTCGCCATGCGAGGGGTCCATCTCGCCCTCTTCGTCGTCGCTCATGGCCTCTTCGTCTTCGTCCCCGTCGTCGTCCAGATCGTCGGGGTGCACGCCGGTGAGCTGCTCGATCCCGCTATCGCTCAGATCGTCGAGCATCTTGGCGACGGTCGGACCGTCGACGCCTTCGACCGTGTGCGCCTTCACGAACGCGTCGCGATCGATGCCGACCGCGGATTCGTAGAGTTTGCGCGCCGCCGGACGGCTCTTGCACGCTTCGAGGGCCTTCTTGAGGGCCTCGCGCGCATCGCGCTTGAGCATCGGAACGGTCCGACGCGTGGTGGTGCGGACTGCTTCGCGCGATCCGCGGGCCTTTCTGCGTGCCGCCATGTTGGCTGCCTCCCTGAAAGCGATCGGTTTGCCCCGAGCGCCGGCCTTAGTGACGATGTCGACGCTGACGACCTCGGAAATCTCGTCGACGCGGTTCCAGGTCTGTCCGTCGATCGTGGCCTTCTGGCCGCTTCCCATCGCGTTGATGGAGAAGCCGACGTACGAGAGTTTGGGATACCGCGCCGCATACTCAACCGAGGTCCGCAGCAGTTCTAGGACCTTGGAATTGCCGACGCCCGGGTGGAAGTCTGCGAAGATCGCGGACACCTTGCCGAGTTTCGGATCGTTGATCTCGCCCAGCTCGACGTCGGAGTACCAGCCCGAAAGCGTCTGCACCGAGCGCGCGGGCTGCTCGCGGTCCTCCGTCGGCGTCGGATGATCCAGGAAGCATTGCGCGCCGTCGAATTTGCCCTGCGCGACCGCGTCGGCCAGACACTCCGTCGTGTAGTAGTGGCGGTCGGCGAGGTTACCCGGGCCCGCTGCGATTAGGACGACACGCGCCGTTCCCGACTCCGCGTTGAGCCGCACCTCGCGGATGCCGAAGTGCACCTGGATCGGCGACTGCTTCCCGGTCTCGAGGAACGCTTTGCCGCGCGCCTTCAGTGCGAGCGCGAACTCGCGTCGCCGGGTCTCGCCGGCCGACTCCTGCTTGGGCGCCGGCTTGCCGTTGGGATCGCCGTAGAGGATGCGGTTGGCTTTGCGGACCTGGCGATCGACGTCGGTCTTCGCGAAGCGGCCACCCACCTGCGGCGCGCGCGAGAGCACGGCGCGCGCGTATTTCTTGGCCTGCGGATGGCCGGCCGGCGGCAGCGGCAGTCCGTAGGACGACGGGGGTCCGCCGGCGGTCGGCTTGATGCCGTACTTTTTGCGGATCGACGCGTCCGTATCCAGG